GGGCTGAGACAGGGTAAGGGCTGAGACAGGGTAAGGGCTGAGATAGATGGCCGGTCCCGGTGATGGGCCGACCTCAAAAAATATATTGCGTTATTTAATAACGTGTGTTATTTAATTATTGGAATTTAATTTTTAATTGTAAAAATAAATGTTGCAATTTATCAACATAAATGCTATAGTTTTAATTACTTAGTAAAATTAAGTAGTTAAAAAGGTGGTATATGCAAAAAACAGGGATAGAGACAATACAAGAAGTTGCAAGTCACCAAAAAGACACAGTAATCGCTTTTTCAAGAGGTAAAGATTCCGTGGCGGCGTGGCTTGCAATTCGGGATCATTTTGAAAAAGTAATCCCATATTTTTTGTATGCCGTGCCGGGGCTTGAATTTATTGAGGAATCGCTTAATTATTTTGAGCGGTTTTTTGGCACAAAAATCATCCGGTTGCCTCATCCATCCATGCACAGTATGCTCAATAATTTCGTTTTCCAGCCCCCGCAAAATTGTTTGGTGATCGAGCAGGCGCAATTACCAGGGCATAATTATGAGGATATCCGGCAGGCGGTAATCGCAAAACATAATTTACAGCCTGATATTTTAGTTGCCGATGGTGTCCGGGCGGCAGATTCTCCGATGCGTCGGGTATCGATCAATAAACATGGTGCAATATCGTGGAAGCAGCACAAGTATCACCCAATCCATGATATGAAAAAAGAAGAAATGCTAAATNTTTTCAGGCGGCATGATGTTAAATTGCCGATTGATTATAAATTATTTGGGCGCTCGTTTGATGGGATTGATCTCAGGTTTTTATTGCCGTTNAAAAAACAATTGCCAAATGATTACAAAAAAATTCTTGAATTTTTCCCACTTGCAGAATTAGAGCTTTTCCGATGGGAGGCAGCAAATGCTTAAACCAGATATGGCGCAACTTAAGGCCGATGCTTTTTTAAAAAAAGAAGCAGCGAAGGGTAAAATCGAAGCGGCAAAGGCCGAAGCAATCGCCAAAAAAGCCGCAAAGAAAAACCCACCCCCGCAAATTTATCAGATGCCGGAACAGACCGGCGATGCCGAAGCGGATTCACTCGCTGACCTTGACGCGGTTCAAAAAGGTTTCCGAGACCGGATGAAAGAAGAAAATGACCGCTTCCAACTTGCGACTGACTCCGAATATTGGGCCTGCATCTGCTTCCAAACCCGTGAACAAAAAGAGGCGTTTTTAACCGCTTTGGATATTATCAAATTTGGCGATAAATATCTTGATGGGCAAAAAGTGGCCGAAGCTTTAAAAATCCAGTTGCCCGAATCAAAAATCAAATACAACACCAGCAAGAAAATTGATCAGGATTTTCTAAAATTCGTTGATTAAAGGAGGTGATTTTTTATGAGACCATTCCGAGTTAATTTGACCCGTGGCAACAGAACCACAAGTTACACCAGAACCGCATCCAGAACCGGGGCCGCAAGAGGTAGCCTTACTTAATGGCAGGAAAGGGAAAGGTTAGGAATGGATCGAAAACATCAGCCGTTACGATCCAGTCAAGAATTAAAGCCGCCAAAGCCGTGAACCTTAGGGCCGAAGGGTTGTCTTTTCCTGAAATTGCGAAGGAGTTAGGATATAACAGTAGGCAGGCGGCCCACGATGCAGTTGTCAGGTCGCTCAAGGAAATCTTGCGCGAACCGGTCGAGCATTTAATCACTCTTGACCTTGAGCGCCTTGACAAACTTTGGAAAATCAACTACTTAAATGCACAGGCGGGGGACACTCAAGCCCTCGCCGGGTGCATGAAGATTATGGACCGCCGCGCAAAACTCCTTGGAATGGATGCCCCGCCGAAAGCCGCAGATAAACAAGACGCCCCCGCCGAATCATTATTGATCGACACCTTAACCACCCTTGCCGATAGGTTGCCGGTATGAGCCTTGCACTTGAGCGACAAATGGCCCGCTGGTATCCGCTGATCAACCATCCGGTTCAGCAGGCGCTTGTCGAGGCCGTGCCGTCCGGTGTCCGGTTCCCGGTCGTCCCTGCCGGCAGACGTTCAGGCAAAACCGAAAGATTCAAACGCTTCCTTGCCCGTGAAGCCTTACGCAATTCCGGTGAAATGTATTTTGCAGGCGCGCCCACTTACGGCCAGGCCAAAAAGATATTTTGGGATGACCTTAAAAAATTAACCCTTTCCGCAACACACCCGAAACGCCCTTCTGAATCCGATTTAAAAATCTTTATGCCGAATGAAACAGAGATCCACATCATCGGCTTTGACAAGCCCGAGCGGTTTGAAGGTGTGCCGTGGACAGGCGGCGGGATAGATGAAATCGCCAATATCAAACCGGACGCATGGCAGCTTAATATCCTTCCGGCGCTCAATACCGTATCCCCTGAGCGTCCAGATTTCCGGGCGTGGTGCTGGTTAATCGGAGTCCCCGACGGATTGAACCACTATTACGACATGGCCGAATATGCAAAGTCTTGCGTTGATCCGGATTGGCGGTGCTTCCACTGGAAAAGCTCCGATATATTGCCGGATGATGTTATCGAAGCGGCGAAGCGGCAGATGGGAGCGAAGCAATACCGCCAGGAATATGAAGGCAGTTTCGAGACTGTCACCGGCAAAATTTATGAGGATTATGGGGCTGAGAACTATACAACTGAAAAGATCCAGCCACATGAACAGCTTCACTGGTCGCATGATCAGAATTTCACGCCATTATCAAGCTCAATCGCCGTTATCCGTGGCGGCAATCCAATCAACAGGGCAGACTGCAAGGTGTTTTTCTTGGATGAGATCGTGCTTGAATCCGCCATAAGCCGACAAAGCGCTGAGGAATTCATCGAAAAATACAAGGCCCATAAAAATAAGCACGTCATGATATACGGCGATCCGGCAGGCAGGCAGGGTGAAAAACACGGCCATGCGTCGGATTATACCGACATTGAGGATGTTTTGCGCTTAAATGGCTGGACCTTCAACCGGCGCGTAAATAAGGCAGCTCCGGCGATCAAGGACCGGCAAAACTCCGTTCGGGCAATGATTTGCAATGCGAAGGGGGAACGACGGCTATTCGTCAACCCGCAAACGGCAAAATACTGCCACAAGGGGCTTTCAACGGTTCAGGTGAAGAAGGGGTCTTCATTTATCGAAGAACAGACCGACTATCAACACATAACAACCGCTATCGGGTATTTCATTGACCGGGAATTCCCGACAGTAAGACGCATCTCCAGCGTTGAACAAGTCTCAATCTATTAGCAACCCAGACCAGAAAGGACAAACCAAATGGCCGATAATACCTATGACGAAGTGGCGGAACCCTGCGACGAATACAAACTCATGTCACCATTTTGGGATATGTGCGACACGCTCTATGCCGGGACTGCGGCCATGCGGGAAGCCGGGACAAAATACCTGCCCAAATTCGAGGCCACAAATCAAAACGATTATTCGGCACTTCTCAAGCGCACCGTGCTTTTGAATATGTACCACAAGGCCATTCAATCCATCGTGGGCCGCGCGTTTAAAAAACCGATCATGCTCCAGGATGACGTGCCGGCGGGTTTCGCTACCTGGGCCGAAAACATAGACCGTGAAGGGCGATCTTTGAATGTTTTTGGAAAGGCCTTGCTTAAATCGGCATTAAAACACGGCATGACGCATTTTATGGTGGACTTTCCCATGACACAGGCCAAGACATTGGCGGAACAGAAACAGGCCGGGGATCGTCCGTATTGGGTCCACATGCCGGCCAAAGAGATTATCGGCTGGCAGCATGAAGTCGTTAATGGCGAAAAGAGGTTGACACAGGTCAGGCGATGGCACAAATCCAAAAAAGCAAGTGGCGCGTATGGGGTCAAGGAAGTCGAATTAATCACGGTCTACGGCATTAATTCGTTTCAGGTGTTTGAGAAAGTCGAAGGCGAGAAGGGCGGCAAGGAACGTTGGGTTTTGGCGATGGACGAAAACGGTAAGCCGATGGAAGGTGCGACCGGCGTCAATTATATCCCGATGGTCACGTATTACACGAACCGCACCGGGTTTATGGAAGCCATGCCGCCGCTGCTGGATCTGGCTCATAAGAATATTGAGCACTGGCAATCATCCAGCGACCAGCGGAATATTTTGACGTTCTCAAGAATACCCGTCCTGTATCTATTTGGGTTAGGCGATGAAGACAAGCCAATCAAGTGGGGGCCTGCCATGTCGCTTAGAAGCGCAAACGAAAACGCCAAAGCCGGGTTTATAGAAGTCTCCGGGGCCGCAATCGGGGCCGGGAAGGAAGACCTTGAAACCTTGAAAGAGGAAATGGCGTTCCTGTCGCTCGATCCCATGTTGAGGCAGACCGGGAACACGACCGCCACGGCCAGGGCATTAGATGAATCCGGCACCATGTCGCAGCTTGACGGGTGGATGGTGGAGTTTAAAGACAGCATTGAGATGGGGTTACAGTTTACAGCTGACCGCATGGGCGAGAAGTCGGGCGGGTCCGTTTCCGTCAATGATAAGTTTTCAGTTACCACAGACGGAGAATCCAATGCCAAAGTGATAAATGAGTGCTATGTGGCCGGGTTGATCCCCAAAGAAGTGGCGCAAGAAGCGTTGCGGCGGTGTGGACTGGCGGCATTATCCGAAACGCTTGAAGAGTACGACAATGAGGATTTAAAAGCTATTTTTGAGGCGGAACAGAGATCCAATCCGGCGTTTGCGGGTCTTGCGGCTGGTCTCCGGATTCCTTAGCGTCCGGGGCGTCAACGTCCAGGGGCTTGGACTGGTCTTTTAATTTGTCCATTTTGTGCTTCCAGGCATCGGCGGCGGCTTTCTGGAATTGCCCGGTTCTCAATCCCCATTGCCGCAAATATTCTCGGTATGCTGACGACAATACAATCTTAATTTTTTCGGTCATATGGAGGAACCTTATGCTTCTTTGTGAGCGCGCGCTTAACGCCGCAATAAGAAAGTTTTTTTGTGAAATGAGACTTCAAAGGCCTCAATATTGGAATCAAGAGAAAGACCTTTTGTTTTTGAAAAAAGCGGTTCCGGCTTTCGTTTCCGCATTGGAAGAAATAGAGCCGATTGATTATTGTTATGGACATGACGAAACAAAGGTTTTTAAAGAATAAAATAATAATAACATGAACCCTGATGACAAAATAGACCTTTATACCCTGATACGAAACATTCGCTGGCGATATCAGCTTGACCAGTTCGAGAACGGCGCGCTTACGGAAGTCCTGAAGTCCGTGGAGCAGGCCAAAAAAGAGATCTTGCGCGAGTTCGCCAAACCGAAAAAATATGCCGATATCGACAGTTGGACGGACAGCCGGAATGAAGCGCTGTTAAATGAGCTTGATCAACTCACGGTCGGCATTAAACAGCAACTTGGAGCGGATGTTACACAACTGGCCGAGATAGCATACACCAAATCCCTTGAAGTTCACAATGATATTTTTTCGATGGGCGGCAAGGCGGTTAATGTCAATATGTTGCAATACGCGCCGGAACAAATCAAGGCTTTTCTGGCCGAGCCGGTGGGCGGGCTGCTGCTGTCCGAATGGGTGAACGAAACTTATGATTTCCCGCTCCAACAGAGACTTAAAGCTGAAATGCTGGCCGGACAGTTCCGGGGCGAAGGATATCCAAAACTGGCTAAGCGGATAAATGAGCTTTTGGACGATGCTGCGGACAATACGACTACGATGGTGCGAACGTGGGTTCACACGGCCAATACGACCGCACAGCACAACGTCATGAAGGCGAACGCGGACATCTTGACCGGGTGGCGGTGGTGTTCAAAACTTGAAAACGGCAATTTCGGCACTGGCCGGGGGATATGCCTGGTTTGTTTATCGCTTGACGCCCGACAGGAAGTTTACCCGATCAACGGTGGGCCTCCGCTCCCCGCGCATCCTCGTTGCGGCTGCCTTCGTCTTCCGGCCACAAAGTCATGGCGCGACCTGGGCATTCCGATTGACGACCTGAACGAATCCGCAAGGCCGTTCACGGTTCGGGGCGAGATTGACCCCATAACCGGCAAGATTGAGCGGGGTGCAACCGGGTTGGGTGGGCAACCGATCGTTTCAGCCGGGCAAATAACGGGCGGCATGGACGGGTTTTTCAAGAGTCTGGATGCAGATGTTCAGCGTCAAACTTTGGGGCCGCGCCGGTGGGAATTGTGGAAGGCCGGGAAGGTGGAACTAAAGGATTTGGTGGATAAATCGGGACGGTTACGGCTGGTTAAGGAGTTGCAATAAAAACCCCCGGAGCCATTCACGAGTCCGGGGGTTGCCATACTCTATTGAAGCAGCTTCGATTTTATATGGATTGCCTCCTTAACAATGCCAATCGTGTTTTCCACGCAGCATTTATGACAAACCGTTTTCCCGTCTTCGAGTTCCCATCCATCAGGGGGTCCTTTACCTTTGCCGAGATTTTCCCCGCATAGTTGGCATTGCATAAGCAGCTCCCTTCCATTATTCAACGTATTCATCAAGATTGATCGTGACATCAATTTTCGGCATGTCCAAAATATGATCCGTGGTTGATTTCCCGATTTCCTGAGCAGAAATAAACCTCAGGGCAACCCAACTTAATTCTACGCCGCGTGGCGTGGAAATCCCGTTCAAAATAGGCGATACCGCATCATAAATCTGTTGTTGCAGGTCGTCAATCTGCGCTTTCAGTTCGGTTAAGTTGTTGGATAGTTGCATTTTATTTATTCCTTTTCTTCCGGGGTCCATCCAAAGCCAAGATGATGGGCTTCTGCGACCTTGAAAACCTCCATCCCTTCCCACGTCGCACGGGAAGCCGTTCTTGCATTCATTCTCATTTGAAACGTTGAGAAACTTTCACAGTGTTGAATGAAATAAAAATATTCGGTAATTCCCAAATATAGGGCCGTAGGCGGCTTGTTGTATCGACCTTCAAATTCTGCCTTAAACCTGTATATCTGCGTGACGAAGTTGTTTATTTTTTCTGGTGTCATTCTCAACCCCTCCTTTTTCCCAAAGCGTTGTCCGGCGTCAAAAGCAACCTTGACCGTGCAAAATTATTAAACTCTGGCTCCATCGCCTCAGCCATTCCCGCCTCTATCCCGGCCCACTCCCCAGTCGTGAAAGTAACCATTTTTTTTACGCTCCGCACCTGGCTTACAGGTTTTAGCGCGTGCTGGCTTCCAGGCTTTGCCCCGGCGTTCTCCCGTGCGCCGCCGCGACCTGACTTGAAACGTTTGGTCATGGCAAAATATCCCCCAGTTTAATGCAGTAGCACCCATCCGCAACATAAAACCCCAGGTATTCAACCGTGATCCGTGGCGAATCGGCATTATAACCGTTTTGAAAAGTCACTGTGTCATATTGGCGACCTTCGAGCCGCCGCCGCCAATATTCTTTGAATTCCCGATATTCGATCTTTTTTATTCCGGCCTTAATTTCGTCAAACCATTTCTTTTTGATGGTTAAAAATAGTGTCAGGGGCTGGCCTTTGGGTTGGGTCATTCGTCGGCCTCCTTGCGCTCTTTTTTGAGCTTATTTAACGCGCGGCTTGCGTCGCATTTTCTGGCAAACCATTTTTTGCCTATCCCGTAAGAAATTACCGGGCCGCCGTTTACCATGTCGGCTGCGATCCTGAATCCACCCTCTGATTTATATATATCGTATTGTTTCATCTCTCTCCATCGCTTTCCCGGCGGCATCCCCCGCCGGTGGGTGGGTGTGGTTATTTCTGGCAAATATCGCACTGCCCCGAATGTTCGCCATGCTGCACCTGGCAATATTCGTTTCCGTTTTCGTCCTTCGGCCAGTTCCCGGCCAGTTTTTTTTCGCAAGACTTGCAAATGTTTTTTGTTTTACCGGCTGGTGTTGCCCATGTGATAATTTTTTTCATGATTTTGCCTCCCCATCTGTTTTGTGTTTGGCCTCATGCCCGTTCATTTGTTTTTGTGCCTCTTATGATTAATTTATCATACACTTTCCGGCGTAAATTGCAACAACTTTATAAAAATCTCAAAAAACACAAACCTTTTTGAACTGATCCTTGCCCCAAAAAAATTGTTCTGCACCCGTAAACATCGTTTCCGCTTGAAATTTCGATATCTTTTAATTCTACCATCCTCGGGTTGATTAACCAACATTCATTGGGCGTTACTCCGTTTGCAAACAGTCGAAAATAATATCGGCCACGCTTCCACAGGTTGGCATTTATTCTCTGAAAAGAATTTATTTTGTCGTATTTTTTCATCTTTATTTTCCCCGCTTAGTTATTGTTGGTTTGTCTCACTGTTTGATTATAAAATAATACTTATTGATTAATATGTCAAGCATTATTTTCAAAAAAACAATAATAAATCAAAAATAATTTTAACACTGATTTTTTATCATTATATAAGGGCCGTTTTTATCCCTCCGATCATAGGCATAGCACCAGGCATCCGCAGCCGGTAAAATCCAAAACCGTATCAAGAAAAAGTGTTCCATTCTCAAAGGTGTCTCACTCGATACAAAAATGTATCATGTGTATCAAAATAATTGTTGACTTCTTAAAATAATATCTGTTATTTTATTATCAGATTTCTTTTTATCCCATTCGAACCAAGCCGCGCAGCCGCGCAAAGCCGGGCAGTTCCGCCCACAGACCCCAACACAAAGGATTATTTATCATGCCGTGGAAAAAAACAGACGACGGAAAACTGGCAACCGACACAAACGGAAACCCGATCCGCATTGACTCAGAGGGCAAAGAGTATTCCATGCCGGATGACGCCATCGATGCGACCATTTCAAACCTGATGAAAGCAAACGGTGAATCAGCCGAGCGAAAGCGGAAGCTCCGGGAAGTCGAAACCCGCCTGGCCCATTTTGAATCCATCGAAGACCCTGAAAAGTTCCTTGCCGAAGCAAACAAAGCCCTCTCCACCATCAAAAACCTGGACGACAAAAAACTGATCGACGCCGGGGAAGTGGAAAACCTGAAACGCTCCATCACCGAATCATACGACAAAAAGCTGGCCGAAAAAGAAACCGCAATCAAGGAAAAGGACGGGCTGATTTACAAGCTCATGGTGTCTGAAAAATTCGCAACGTCCGACGCCATCGGCAAAACCATTCTGCCCGCTGATGTGGCTGAGGCGTATTTCGGGAAACATTTCAAGATCGAAGAGGGGCAGGTGGTCGGATACCTGGGGGAAGACAAGATTTATTCAAAAGAGCGGCCGGGGGCCATTGCCAGTTTTGACGAAGCGTTAAACGAGGTCATCGATAAATACCCCATGAAAGACAAAATTTTAAAACCCGCGCCGGGTGGATCTGGATCTCAGCAGGCAGGCGGCGGCGGGCAAAACTACGGCGGCGATTGGCACAAAATGTCACCCACCGAGCGCCTTAACCATGCACGGAAAACATAATCAATAAGGAGTAACAAACAATGTCTTTAACACTGGTAGAAGCTGCAAAACAGTCACAAGACCCCATCCAGTCCGCAATCATCGAGATGTATGCGATGAACTCGGACGTGTTGCGGGTATTGCCCATCAATTCCATTGCGGGCAGCGCCATGCGATACAACCGGGAAGAAACGTTGCCCGGTATCGGCTTTCGCGGCGTCAACGAAGCGTACACGGAAAGCACCGGCATCTTGAACCCGCAGGTGGAACCCCTGGTTATTGCCGGCGGCGATCTGGATGTTGACACCTTCATCCTTCAGACAATGGGCATGTCTCAGCGGTCTGTTCAGGAAAACATGAAGGTCAAAGCCTTGGCCCTGGCATGGACCAAAGCCTTTCTGAAAGGCGATTCAATTTCAGACCCCCGAAGCTTTGACGGCCTGCAAGCCCGCTTGACCGGCGACCAGCTTTTCTACGCCGGGACCACGGACGGCGGCGACGCTCTCAGTCTTGCGAAGCTGGACGAACTCATTGACCGGGTGGAGAATCCCACGCACCTGATCATGAACAAGGCCATGCGAAGACGGCTTTCCATCGCTGCCAGAACCTACACCGTGGGCGGATTCATCACTTACGATGTGGACGCTTTCGGTCGTCAGGTCACGAAATACAATGATCTGCCCATTCTCATTGCCGATTACGACAACACCGGAACCGACATTCTCGCATTCAATGAACTGGGATACACCGGCTCCACCGCCACAGGATCATCCATCTATTGCGTATCTCTTGGCGACGGCATGTTGACCGGCATCCAGAGCAAGACAATGGAAGTCCGCGACTTGGGCGAATTGCAGACCAAGCCCGCGATGCGTACCCGCGTTGAATGGTTTTCCGGTATTGCCTGTTTTCATGGCAAAGCCGCTGCCCGTTTGGGCGGAATCACCAATGCCCCAGTAGTGGCGTAATTTCACGATAACAAAACCTTAACGGTAAGGAGTTTATAAAGATGGCTATTACAGGAGTTAAAAAAAGACCGCAGGGAACCTTTGACGCGGATCTGGAATTCAAAGATGCGGGGCTTGTTGCTGCATCTGCTGCCGCCACCGTGGACAGTGAAGCGAAAGTGGTTGACCTGGGAACCGGGCTTTTCAAGGGGTGCATGATTCTTGATGTATCCGCCCTTGAAATCGCAAGTGATAACGAGATTTACGACATCGTGATCCAGGGTTCGCCGGATGAAGCCTTTACCGCTGCGACAATGGCTGAACTGGCCGCGCTGAACCTTTCCGCAAAGGAAGTGAAGCGCACGGATTGCGACAAAGACGACGTCGCAGGCCGGTTCAAGCTGTATTTCGACAATGAAAACAACGGCACGTTCTACCGCTATGCGCGGATTTACACGGTTGTGGCCGGGTCCATCGCAGGCGGCGGCGGGATCAACTTTGCGGCCTATGCCGTTCCGATGGTTTAAGGAGGTGCATCCATGAAGCGATATTTTATCTTCCTCATGGTTTGCCTGATGATGATCGGGCAGGTGGCATTTGCTGAAACCGTCACCACGCAGACCAGCCCGGCAACGGGGGTTGTCAAGCATATTGATCGGACAGTTGCGACCGCAAACACGGCCAATGCTATTGTTCGGCGGGACGGGTCCGGGAATTTTGCAGCCGGGACAATTACAGCCGGGGTTACTGGTGCCGTTACGGGCAACGTTACCGGGCTTGCCTTGCAGGGCGGCGCGGCGGTTGCTGCCACTTCCGGCGCGGTGGTCATTCCCATTACCAATTTATTTTCCTCTTATACCACAAATGCAACGGCAAACATCGCGGCAACTCTGGCCGATGGTGTGGCCGGGCAGATGAAAATAATCAAGCTGACCACGAAGGACACAAACGACATGGTGATAACCCCTGCTAACTTAAGCGGCGGGTCCACGGTAACGTTAGACGCCACCGGCGACAGTGTGATCCTTATATTCAGCGGCACCGAATGGCACATTATCTACACCAATGGGGCCGTAGGCTAAACTGACAGATAAAGGGGCGATTTAATTATGACAACATACACGACACAGCAAAAACCGCTAAAGACCAGCCCGAAACAGGGAAGCGTAACGGTTTACAATCTCATCACCGGGGACGCTGAAACATGCGCCCCGATTGATGCGAGGGAGCGTGTAAGCCGGGGCGGGTGGTCGTTTGAGCCTTTGGCGATGGAGCCGGAACTGCCGGCAGTCGAAGTATCTGTTGAGGGTGAGCCGGTGGAGTCCGCGAGAAAATTCACCCCGGACGAAACCACACCGCCGAAACGTGAAAAGAAAAAAGGCCGGTAAGTCATGACGCTATCCATCGTTGTGGAAGACGGAACCAGCAAAACCACTGCAAACAGCTACATCAGCCTTGCGGATGCGGAACTGTATTTTGAGGGCCGCTTGCATTCGTCTGTCTGGACGGCGGCGGTTGCCGGGATAAAGAATCAGGCTTTGGCACACGCGGCGCGGGTGATTGACCGCTATGTCAACTGGATCGGATGGAAAACGCTCGATACCCAGGCGATGCAGTGGCCCAGGGCCGGGATTTATTACGATGGGTCAAAGTATTGGTCAGACACCAGCTATCAGATTGAATGGGAAGTTTATTCGGTTGCCGACAACTCAATACCGCAGGAAATCAAAGACGCCCAATGCGAATTGGCCCTTGTCCTGATCGGCAGCGACACGCAGAAAACACCGGATACCGCAGGATTTAAGAGCGTTGAGATATCCGGGGCCGTGTCTCTTGAAGTGGATACAGCCGACCGGGTGCGGGAAATCCCTGCCCATATCATGCGCCTGATCCAGCATTTCGGGTCTTTGCGCGGGGCATCCGGAACCGTCAACTTGGTGAGGTGCTAAATGGGCCTTGACGCGGCAATCACCGGGGCTGTTAACGCGGCGATTAATGCCGTGGGTGATTTGGCGGTGGATGTGACCATCGTCAACGTGTCCGCGTCTGCCTACAATGCCACAACCGGGGCCGTTACGGACACAGCAGCAGAAACCGCCATTAAAGGGGTTTTGGGTGATTATTCAGCGCATGAGATTGCATCAGGCATTGCACAAACGCAGGACAGAAAGCTGTTTATCCGGCAATCAGACCTTTCCTTTACGCTCAAGTTAAAAGACCGGGTGAAAATCGGAACCGCAGTTTATCAGATTGTGCCGCCGCTCCGGGAAGATCCTGCCCATGCCTCATGGATTGTTCAGTTAAGGGGGTCATCCTCATGATCGATAAACTCTATTGACCGTGCCGACGACTTTAGCTAGCCGCTTTAGGGGATCTGGCGAAACAGTTCAGCGACTGAGACAAGCATGGTTTGCCGGAAAGCCTCAATGGATCTTTGGGGAAAGGTCATGGTAAGACAACCCGCAGGGACACCAGCAGAAGCGCGGCAGGCTGGATTTTAACGCCGGATCTTCCGTCTGAATTCATGCCGGAAGAAGGGCAACCGGCCTACACGCCACCGGACGCCAAAAGNCCCAGGACCGGCAAAGTCCGATGTCTGGCATCTGGTGAACAATGTTGAATATGTCTCGTTTCTGGAAGACGGCCACAGCAAGCAGAAACCCACCGGGTTTATCGCCAATGCGATGGAAGCCTTCGCGGGCAATATTAAGCGGCAAATCGCAGGCACGGAGACTTTGACATCATGACGCCTTCAGCCATTGCCGCAGCCGTCGAAGCATATTTTAAAACAGGCATGACGGCCTATTCCATCGCATGGCCCAATGTCACATTCACGGCGCCCAACGGGTCATGGGTAGCATACAACATGCTCTTGTCCAACACGGAAGACGGAGAAATAGGCGACGACGGCCTGACTGTCCGGCGAGGTGTTTTAAAGATTCAGGTTTTCACCCTGCCCAACATCGGAACGCGGACAGGTTTAGGTATTGCCGGAACCGTTGAGGGGTTGTTCACGAGGAAAAATATATCAGGGGTTGAGTTTGAAAATCCATATACCACCGATAACGGAATAACGCCGGATAAGGTTTGGCAACAACACACTGTCACCTGCCCGTTTTGGGCATGGGCAAACGAATAACCGTAAAGGAGAATAAAACACAATGGCCGATACCATAGGAATTGCGAGGCAGCAAACCATATTCTGTCTCAAGGAAACCACGCGGGGAACGTTGGTTCATCCGGCAGCCGCCGGGACCACGCCCTATATGATCGCGGCGGGTTATGGAGAAATCAACCAGCCGCCCAGCTTCACCAACTCTGAAGAAATTAAAAACAGCCGGGACGTGATTGATCGGTTCGTTGACAAACGACCTGCCGGCACATGGTCTTTCCCGATCTATGTCAGACCGTCCGGGACGCCCGGATCTGCACCGATGGGTGATGTTCTGTTTGAGTGCTTGCAGGGAACGAAAGCCGCTTCCGCCGTTTCGTCCGGGACTGATGTTTTTACCGGGGCAGGGCTGAACGATTTAACCCCAGGCGGCGCATACGCCCCGTCAACGCCTGTGAACACAAGCTATGTGGTTGCTATTGACGCGGAAGGAACGCCGGACACGTTTAAATGGTCCAATGACGGCGGGGCAACGTGGGAAGCTGAAACCGTAGCCATTACCGGGGCAGCACAAACCCTTGACCAAGGCGTCACCATTGCGTTTGCGGCAACGACCGGACACACCTCCGGGAATTCATGGGCCTTTACCGCAACTTACGGGAAAGTCCTCTACACACAGGCTTTAACCAAGCCGTCATTCTCTCTCTGGATGAAAAAAGGCCACACGCTTTTCTTCGCATCCGGTTGCACGGTCACGGATATGAAACTGGACGGAGCCACGAAGGGTAGTCCGGTTTTGACGTTTTCCGGCGGGTTGATGAATATGGGATGGTGCGGGGAAGACACCCTGAAGGCCATCAGCGCCCAGAATGACACGACCATTGAAGTGGATCATGTGAAACGGTTCTCAGTGGGCGCGAAAATTTACAATTCCACCAAAAGCGACACCGGAACCGCAGCAGCAGGCTACACCATCACGGCCATCAATTACAGTACCGGGATTTTAACCGTATCCCCCGGCGTTGTCCCGGCTGGCGGGTGGGAAGTGGCCGACATCATCAAGCCGTACCTTCCGGCAGGCGCAACGGTTGGCAGTCCTGTTCTGGCCCGTGACGTGTCCGTGGATATCGGGTCCACCACCGGCAAGGCGCTCCAAAGCTACAGCATTTCCGTTAATGATCCCGTCATGTACCCGGAAGAGATTTCCGCAGATGACCATCCGACTGACTACATGGAAGACACCCGGAACATCACGTTTGATTTCAAAATGTACCTCCGACAAACGGACATTGAATCCTTCTATGACGGGTTCAGTGACACGGAAGTAGCGGTTGATGTCAACATTGGCGATACCGTGGGGTCCATGTGTGAGATTTCAATGCCGCAGGTGTCTATCAACGTGCCTACGGTGGAAACATCCGCCCCGGCCCTGTCTCTGAATGTCGGCGGGCTGGCTTTGGGGTCAACTGGTGAAGATTCATTGGTTATCGAATTTATGTAAACAGCAGATTGCCGTGAATAGCCGGACGGCCTCCATCCGGTGAAAAAGTGCCGCCCCTCACTCTTTCACGGCTCTTACTTAAAGCGGGCATATCATTAATTTTTATTACCGAAAGGGGCAAACCAAAATGTTGAAAATCAGAACCAAAGAAAAAGCACAATTCTGGATCACCGTGAACGGCGCTCAGTTCCTTGTCGAACCGCAGTCGTTGACCGAACAAACCCGGCTTAGAAAACAGTTTACCACAACAAAGCGCGGCCAGGAAGACATCGACTTCATCGGGTTCTTCGCGGCCAGGGTGGACAAGGTCATCAAAGCATGGAAGGGCGTCACCGACGAGAACGAAAAAGACCTTCCTTGCAATGCGAAAAACAAACAGATTTTTGCCGAACTGAACAATGAGGACGCGGCGGAAGTCTTGAACCAGGCGGCGGCGGTCAACGGTGAGTCGGTCGCAGCAGAGGAAGAGAATCTAAAAAAGTAATCGAGTGGCGGCAGTCCGGCGCGTTGGGATGTGAAGAATGTTCAATAGCATACGACGAAGACCCGCCATGCGACGATTGCGAAATGCCGGAACCGTTTTTATCAAACCAGTTGGCGTGGAAGGTATGGCAAATTTGTTCCAAGTTCGAGCGGCCACCAAGTTTCGGCGGGGTGCCTCCGATCAGCGCGATACGAGCCGCGCAAGTGCTTGACCTGTACGATGGAACGCTGGCCGACTTTGAAAAAGTGCTGACAATCGAAGATGAGATGTTGCCCTGGTTAAGGGAAGAACAGAAGCGGAACAGCCCGAAAAAATCAGATAACAGCGAAGGATTTTAGCGCGTCATGCCCGGAATCAAGATCAAAATAGACGCTTCAGACGCCACACGCGAAGGCAGGAAAGCCAAAGACGCTCTTGATAGTGTCGGTAATTCGGCAAAAGGCGCGGAACGGGACGTTAAAAAGTTCTCCAAGGCGTTGGGCATTGATTCTGAAGTCCGGGCAATGACGGCGGGCTTGGGCAAGATGGCGGCGGCAATCGGCGGCATCTATGCCATAAAGAAAGCTGAGCAATACCTTGTAAGCATCACCCGCGTAGCCGGTAAATATGACATGATGGGCCTTGCCATGCACACGGCGGGGAAAACAGCCGGCTACAGCGCGGCTCAAATGGACAGTTTTGAAGCGGCATTAAAGAAGTCTGGTATCGCAGCAATCGAGGCGCGGCAGTCCATTACCCGACTTGCGGCGTCCGGTGTTGATCTGGCAAAATCCGCTCAACTCGCCAGGGCCGCTCAGGACTTGGCGGTGGTCGGCGGCATCAACAGTTCGGAAGCGTTTGAAAGAATGTCGGCGGCGATCCAAAAAGGGCAGGTCATTATGCTGCATACTTTGGGCATAAATGCCACTTTTGAGCAGGGTTATGAGAAAATGGCGGACTCCCTGGGTAAAAATACCGAACAGTTGACCGAAAACGAAAAGATCCAAAGCCGCGTCAATATCGTTCTGGAAGCCGCAGCCAAATATCAAGGCATTTACGAAAAGTCCATGACATCAGCGGAAAAGCAATACCTTTCCCTGACCCGCCATATCCAGACGTATGAAATCGCATTCGGCAAAGCCTTCCAGCCTGCTTATATGGAGTATGTCAATGCACAGACATCGGCCTACAAGGATTTAACGGAGGTGGTGTCAGATCCGCAATTCCAGCAGGCGATGGAAGGCATCAGCAAGTCCATGATGTCAATTTATTCTACCACGATAAAGCAATTGTCCGCCGATTTGCCGGGATACATTGAAAAGACGGGCCAATATCTTGAAGACATGTATTCGGTTTACACATCCATGCCTGACGAAATTATAGGCGCTGCCGGGTATGGCATTTTAGGCCGGATGCTGTTTGGCAGTTGGAAAGCGGCGGCACTAATCGGAACCGTGAAATTTCTCTCAGACACGCTTGAAGATTT